ACATAAAGCCTGATTGCGTTGTAGTGTCATTGTGCGTACTGATAATCTCTATCGCAAGTTGATTAAATTTCAATCCTCTTAGCTTGCCGCCTAGTTCTAATTGTAGATAACTCATTGTTGTTGTGGTTTGGTTTTATTGTAATTCAATATTTAATGGTCCTGAATCTATTGCTCCAAGTGAATCTTCAACTTGAATTGTATATGGTAATAAAGCTTGTGGTGTAGTTGCTGTTCCAGATATATCTCCATTAGTTGTGTCAAATGTTAATCCTGTTGGCATTGCAGGAGTAATACTAAATGTATATGGAGGCGCACCACCAGTAGCACTTGCTATATCAAAAGGTACAGTAATTGGAGTACCAACGTACCAGATAAAATCAGGTCCATCTATAAATAATGTTAAAGTGCTTCCACTATAAACACTAATAGTAGGTGTGCCATAAGGCATAATAGTACCGGTAAAAGTACCAACTGAATCAAAAGCATAAGTACTACTAAGCTCAGATAAAAATCCTGTACCTTCTTGTATCTCATCCCCTTCAATTGGTGTTTCAGGTGATAATTTCCATCCAATTGTCTGCTCTGCATTTAATAGTATTCTTAAATCTGTGCCGCTTATACTGCCAGCATTAGGATCTTGCAAATGCTGACCTTCAAAACTATAGGAAATCTCTAAAGCACCTGGTGACTTATCAGGGCCACAAGCTGAGGCTGCGTCAACTGTGCCAACGCTCATACTAACGCCAACGCTTGTAAGACACACAACCATATCATAGTCTGTACCTCCATTAGGATCTATAAAAAGTAGCATATTGCCACCTTGGACTTTATGTTCTGCCATATTATGGTTCGATTTCTATTGTTGGTGTTCCATAAGGTTGAATTGTTCCGGTAAAAGTACCAACTGAATCAAAAGCATAAGTGCTGCTTAATTCAGATATGTAACCTGTGCCATACTCAATCTCATCTCCAGTTACTGGACTCTCAGGCTCAATGCTCCATCCTATTGTAGTCTTAGCCATTAATAATTGGCGAAGATTTGTACCTGAAATCTTACCAGCTGCAGGATCTTGCAAATGCTGACCTTCAAAGCCATATGATAATTCTATTGTACCAGGTGATTTGTCTGGTCCACATGCTGATGATGCATCTACTACTGTTACTGATGCTGATTTGCTTACTGAGGTTAAACATACAACTGTATCATATTCATCTCCTCCTGTTGAGTCGATATACAATAACATCGTTCCACCTGCTACTTTGTGTTCTGCCATTTTATTTGATTTTTTATTATGTTATGAAATTACGAAAATATTTTGTTTAAATATCAATATTCTTGAGATAAATATCTTACCGCCAATCTCCCCAAATCTTTCTGTCCTATCAGTCTGAATGCTAAGATTCATCATCTGTAAATCAAATGCTGACAAATCAAGCACAGATGTAGATGTAGGCTTTATGGCTTGTATTATATCATCAACCGCACTATTTAATGTTTTACTGTTGTTGTATTTATATTCCCATGAATGTACTGAGATTTGTATCGTTGATGTATTATCTGATGAATTACTTGTCGATGACTCAATATTAATAACATCAGATAAAACACAATAAATCTTATGCTTTACATCATCAGGCTCCTCACCTTCAAAAACAGGGATATCCAAGTCATCAATAACCTCGTAATATGCTTGTAATAACGCGCTGTTTATGTCTCTCATGAATATATTTCTTTTATATCTTTTATTAATTGTGGTGTATTCTTATTTACTGATGGATATAAAAATGGTTTTGCTTTTATTCCATCAATTACAATCTTTCTTGCTATTGGATATGCAGCTTTCTCATCAATACCTTTTCTTTTACACCAAGCCATAATTGACATCAACAAATCATGAAAATTACCGCCATTTGCTGCTGGTCCTTTGAAAGTATTCGCATAAGCTGCCCAATCTTGTGGTAATGAACTTACATAAGCAGCTGCAAACTTCCTTGTACCAAATTCAATATAAGCTGCATATTTTGCTGTTGATACTACCGCTGCATTACCTTGACCATAAACTGGACTAATTGACCTAAGCAATGCCCCTTCATCTGAACTATTACTGCTTACTAATGACTTTGCATCTGATGCAGTTCTATCAGCCCAATCATTCAAAGCACTTTGCACCTCTGACTTCCCTTCTTTAGATAGAGTATCAAATTTCTTTTTAAGCCCATCAAATCCTTTAGCCTCTATCTTAATCATAATTAGTAATATAATACAGTTGCATACTCACCATCTTCAAATTGCAATCCCCATGTAAGCTCGCCAGTTGTGCTATCAACTAACACCTCTTTGCCTACCGGAGAACCTGATGTTATAATCACAAACTGAACCCCATCCTTAAAGCAATTGAACACATGCCTACCAATGAATCCGTTATAAGTAAATGTAGTCTCACCACCTATCCCTAAGTAGTTGTACACTTGAATTTGATTTAAGTCCATTGGTGCATCTGAATTAATTGATTCATCTAATTTAATTGCTTGTATATATTCCCACTCTTTATTCCCTTCGTTCCTTATCTGAACGCTGTTAATTTTATAAAACTCATTCTCATAGTTAATCACATCATTGCTCCTCGTTGGTCTCTCAGTCTCATAACGCATGATAAACACCTGATCATAAGTCCACTCTCTTTGCTGATAATCATTTCTTGGTGTACCTTGTCTGTCTCTTGCCTCTGCCCACTTTGTCCAGTTGCCAGTCTCCACAGCAACAAGACCGCCAAATTCATTCTTGACAGTAGTGTAACGATATATGGTAATGCGCCTATTTAATTTATACACGTCTGTATGGATTTAGTAGATTCTTTGCAATTGGTGCCACATCATCAACTCCTATGCTTCTATTGTCATACAAATAATAAATCTGATTTAATAACGCTGTTTTTAAGACATTAGGAAGCTCATCATAACCAGCAGTATAATCTATTGTTATGTTCTTTTCTCTTGGCGTTAATAACCTCTTAAATTGATTTCCGCTTAAAGTATAATCTGTATCTAAGACTAACACATCACCTGCTTGATCAGTTACCTGGTTGATTGCAATCATTGGACCATACGGAATGTAAATCTCGCCATTGGTATTATTTACAATTGCTACAATATCATGAACTACAAACCCAACCGCAGTATATGCCTCACACTGTTGCCTTGCAGCAGTAATAAGAGCAATGATAAGATCATCATCTGTACCTATATCAACCTTACAGAAGTCTTTAGCCTCTGTAAGTGTAACTGGTTCAGTTATCTCGCCATCATCAAACTCAATATCTAAAACAGAATTATAGCTTACGCCTTCCCAATTGTATAAATTCATACTTTATATTTAAAAAAAGCCCCTCCCAAACGAGAGAGGCTTTTCATTATCTACAATAAACACCCACAACAATTACTATACGTTACCGAAATCAGCATACAATGCAGACGCAGGCATCATTAAGTTAACATCTTCCAAACACTCAATTCTCGCTGTAATTAAGTTCTTAGTGAAGTTGTCAGCATCTTCCATTGAGAACTCAACAGTGATAGCTTCTGTCTCAACACGCTCAAGATAATCTCTATCAATGATAAGAATCTTATCATCAGTAACCCATGACGCTGGTAAGATTGGAGTACCGCTGATAGCTATGTTTCCGTTAACACTTGACAAGATACCACCCGATCCCTGATAGTAACCATTTACATACAACAACTTGTTTAAACGAGCTAATTGTGTATGGCTTACCAAAGCATAAGAAGCATTGTAGTTAGCTGTCATCTGAGCAGCAATAGCATCAACGATAAACTTAACATCATCAGTCTCAGCAGATGCAGTTGAACCAGTTGCAGCACCACTTACAGCAGTAAAGAACGCAGCATTCTCAGCTTTGTAGAAATCTCTCAACAACAATCTTGGTAAAGTTGTCTGCATGAATGGTAATTGCTTAGCCATTTGCTTAGAGAAACGCGCAAAACCTGCAACGTAATCCTCAACGATTTTGATTTCAGATAAATCGTAATCTATTTGTCCTTTGCTAGCCCCTTCAGTCTGAACTGCAATAGCACCTTCGCCACCAGTCTCACGATACTGAACATACAATCCAGTTGGACTAATTGCAGTAGGCATCAAATCTCTGAAGTTAATCTTCTGAGAAGGTAATAAAGCCTGAGTAGCTGCATAAGATGCAACACCATCACCAGTCAAGTTGTTTGACAAAGTCATGTTTCCTACAGCCTTAATTTCCATTCTGAATGGCTTACCCTTCTTTACATTCTGGATTTGGTCGAAGTTCTCTTCCAATCCTTCAGTAAACAATTGACCAAAAGACTTCTTCTCCATGCTTGATGCAGATGAAGATTTAACTCTTGTTTGTAACAAATCAAAGCCTTTCAAGATTGCAGCTTGCTCAGCCTTCAACTTGTTAAACTCATCAGTCATAGCTTTAACAGCCTCAGCTGAATCACTACCGTTACCAAATGCGTTGATTTTCTCATCAACCGCTGTTACTACTGATTTCAATTGATCAGCAATCTCAGACTTTGTTTTCTCAGATATTGAAGTTTCTAACGTTGACTTCAAACCCTCTAATTCCGCCATTAATTCTTTCTTTTCCATTATTGGATTAATTTATTTTTTAAGATTATTGTTAAACTGCCTAATTATATCTGTGATGCTTTCTTCTGGCTGAATGGCTATCACCGGTTCAGTAGTACTCTTCATATCTAAGATTAATTGAGCTAATTGTTTTGAATGTAAAAGCAACATCTGAATAGTCTCATCTGTTGCTGTTGTGTTCCTGCAGAACTTATCTATAGCCTCATGCTTAGCCACCAACATATCTACATCATTCATTGACTTAAGTGATGTTATTGGCGTTAATGGATTTGCTCCCCATGCAGTAAGTGATGAGCCTTCATAAAGCTTTATCTCAGTTATCTCATACTGTCCTGCAGATGGATTCTTAAGATAGTTTTCATAGGTTTGGATTAGGTTTCTCTTTATGATCTTGAATCCAATTGAATGCTCAGTTATAAGCCCACTCTCAACCATCTTAATAAAATCCTCACCGCCCTCATGACTTCCTACCTGTGACTCATACGCTAAACCATAACTATCTTCAGTAAGTGATTTAAGTACACCTAACGGTAACGATGGATCGTGATTAAGAAGATGCTTGATTCTTGGCAAAGATGATTGTGGTCCCTGCTCTCTGATAGTCTTTGTAAATGCACCTGGTCTGATGATATCTCCATCACCATCCACATTATTAAACTTAGAAAAGTAACCGGTTACAATCCCTTGCTTGGGATTCATATCCATTATCTCTGCTGATAATACTTCCGTTTTTATGTTGAATATATTCTGCACAGTATAAAGTTAATTTAATTTGATTTAATTACAAAAATTTATCTTCTGATAATTCTACCCTGTCTATCTCGCTTAGCTTGGAACGCCACAACACATCTGCAGTTAACAATCTGAGATGCTGGAACCGCTAACCCATTAGGCTGTGTTCTGACACCAGGCTGCATCATTAAGATATCTCCAAGCTTCTGTGACTTTAAATCAAATGGTTCATTGATGTCTATAGTTGTGCCATCAATTGTCTTATGATTTGCCCATGCGTTATGCCTTGTCCTTTTATCCTTTACAGATATCCATATTTTCTCCATCACGTTTCCTGATGTCTGAGCATATATCATAGCCGCACCATTGGCAGCTGTCACAGTCTCAGTTCTAGCAATCCTTCTCGCCCTCATTGGCCCTAGTTCTGAGCTGCTCGTTAATTGTCTGACTATATCATCAAATGATGCACCAGTTATGGCTGCATCTGATAGTATCTTTTGAATTACTTCTTTTGTGTATGCTGTAATATCCTCAGCATCATTAAGCAAATCAATGCCGTAATACTGACGCATCAACTCCACTATCTGCTCATTAAATCCCATCTGTCCTGTAGCCTTAGTCATTGATACTTTTGATATCCTTGCCCATCTTGGCCCAACAGTCTTATACAAATTAACCAACTCTGTGTATATTGGAAATGATGGTATTGACATCAGATCTTGTGTCTTTATGAACGCAGCCACTTGTACTTTTAATGCAGCAGTAAACTTCTTTTCATAGTACTTCTCATACCTCTGCTGAAACTTCTGCCACTCGTAAAAATATTTATTTTGCTCCTGTTGTGTCATTTAATCTTGCTGCTAATGTTTTTTTGACTTGCTCTATCTTCCAGTTGTTCTGATCACGCTTTCTTGGACAATCAGGATTAGGCAACTGCTCCAATATCACAAAAAAAATCTTCTTCTCAATGATGCTGACTATTTGCTCAATGGATTTAGTTTCAGCCATTACTCACCAGGCATTGTGACATCAGGAACAGCCCCTAAGTCTGTTATCAATTGTTTACCCGAATCAATTATTATCTGGTCCATCATTGGCTCCTCTAATTCTTCAAAGCCCATCATATCTCTCTTCTCATTCGGTGTTGTCCACCACATAGAATTAAGTGCATCTGCCTGCATCTTCATGTCCTCCTGAAGTGCTGGTATCTCTGACAAGTCAATCTCTATCGTTCTCTTTAAGCCATCAACTCCATACATTGGAATCACACCATTAACTATGGCATCTCTGAACAGATAGATATTCGGTAAGATTGAATTAGTATATAGCAACTTTTCAGCTGATGCAACATTGTTATATGTGCTGCTGTCTTGATTGTTTAATAGTATCTCAGGGAACTTGTAAGCATTGCATAGTTTAGTAAAGTCAACACCTGACAAATCACTCACATCCATATCAGCCAATGATAATCCAAGAGGCAAATATCCCATCTCACCTGCTGCGAAATATGGCGCACCTTTATTTGAACTATTACGCAGATAACTAGCAAAGTCATTCTTACGCTGCCCTAATGTTTCTATTGCAAAATCGCTCTTCTCATACACTATACCTGGTACGCCTCCATTCTGCATCTGTGCTACTGACGCATCCATACCAGCATTTAACCTGGTAAGTCTTTTAGTCAACACCTGCAATGGACTCAACCCTCTCCATTGCTGACCATTGGTGATTGATGGATTGTAATATTTTACGTGAATCACCTCATCAGTTGACAAGTTGCCATCAAAGCCCATGTCAAAATATCTATAGCTAACTACTCTTTGAGGAAAGTTCTCGCTGATATTAACAATTACATTAGCACCCTTCATAGGATGCAGTATAACCTTACCAGCATTAGGCCCCAACTCAATAACCTCCTTGTACAAGAACAGCTCACCAGTCACGTAAAGGATTGTGTAATACATCACCTTATCCTCGTATGACATGCTATTTAAGAACTCCACGAATCTATCTTGCTCAGGTAAGTCTTGCATAGCCTTAGTCTGATAGTGCTTCCCTAATAATGATGTCTTTGAATACTTTTTCATTGACTTCATAGCCGAGTCATCAACTATCTCATAGCCATACATTGGAATCCTAGCAGCTGTCTGCGCTAGGTATGATACAATCGAATATACATCATCAACAGTTACATAGGTATTAATATTCTCAACATCTAACCATGACGGATATATACTTGTTGATACATTAACTGCTGTTGATAGGTTTGTTCTCTGAAGTGCTTTGACTTGTTGTTGTAGATTCTTAACCGTCTTTGTCTGTCCAAAGAGTCTGTCAATCATTCCCATATGCAAATACCATTTTAGGTTTTAACTCAAATATTTCTCTCATCATAAACATATCCAACAAATCCGGTGAGTCACCGTTTAGCTTTACTTTCATCTCATCCTTGCCGATAATCCTCAACTTTCCATCATTGTCAGCCTTATCTCTTCTTATGGCCTTTCTTTCGTACATAAACCTTTGACGCATTGTCATCTGATTATCATACATCTTATCAGCCACCTTCTTATTAATCTTCATCTGCCCATCACTAACCCTACCGCCTGAACGATAATAACACTGAGTCTTTAAGTTCATGTAGTTCTCCTTTATCAATCTGCCTGATGCCTCATCCTTAACCGCCAATGGTGCAGCACCACCGTTAAATGGAACAGCACCACGAATGAACCCATCAACATATGAACCTACACCATCTGCGTCATAACAAATATAACGATTTTCTACTGAATACTTTTTAGCCATGTTAGAAATTAATTCTATAACCTGCTTACCATCACTCTTATCCATCAACTCTATATCACACAACTCCATGCCTTCCCAATATCCAACAACAAGTTTATTACTTCCCTTCATCGCAATATCAGCAGTTATATACTTGCCTGTCTTATTCACGCCTTTAAGATTCTCAAACAATCCCATAAACACATCATGCTCATAGATATCCATTGGACTGTTGCTTATCTTCCATCTGCCTTCCAACAACTGACGCCTGGTATCTTCATCTTGTGACAACAGATTACCAGGATAAGATGGATCATACTGCAACCCTTTCTTATTGTCATAGATGGAACCGGAAACAAATGTAATAGACTTGATAAAGTCTTTAGCCTCTAAGCCTGATGAGTCCATCATTGGCTTTATGATATGCTCAGCTTTATTATATACCTCTTCATAACTGTCACCCCAAATATAATCATGCCCATACTTTATGAAGTATCGAAGTTTACCCCTACGCTCTAATATTGGAAATCCATCCTCAGGATCTATCCACCAGCTGATTAACTTATAAACCCATGACTCTGGATCAGGATTACATGTTGCCCTAACATATGGCTTTACACCACACCCGGAACGATTACGAGATAACAGATAAAAAAACATTGACTCAGTGAAGTGAGTCAACTCATCAAATCCTAAGAATGGAATTTGCGCACCTTGCCAGTCATATTTATTCTTCTCAAACTCCAAATGCCTGAATGATATCTTTGCTCCTGATGGGAATTTCCAATCAAGACTAGATTCTCTTGGCTCACCATTAACCAATGGATAAAGCTTCACAGATGTATCCCACAGTCCGCCCTCGTTCCTAATCTGTACGCTTGTCCGTCTAAATATCACACCACCAAAGCCTGGTATCGTGATATGTCTTAGTGGATCAAGAAGCAGAGCGAATGTCTTACCAACAAATGCTGCTGCTCCTCCGATCACGATATCCGCCTTACTACTAAGCGCAATTTGTTGATAGCCCACTTGTGGCTCAATGTATGTTATCTGTTGATTCAATTAGCTGATGGTAATGTCTTATCAATATCAAACTCATCGCGACCATTGTCAGGAAGCCTTATTATCTGAACGTGTTGCACATCTGCATCTATCTCAATGTCAAACTTCTCTCTTGGTTTACCAGCTGCATGTTCCCAAACAAACTTAACCAGTGATGGCTCATTGGTTTGAATTAATGCTTTAAACCCATCAAGAAGGGAGCCATAGTGTTCAGTAATAGCTTGTATGGCAATCGACTGAATGCCTAACTCCTCTGCCCTAGATTTACGTCCTGCGCCTAATCTTGCGCCTCCTTTTCCTGCCATTGATTTGATTTGAATATTCGTTAGTAAAATTACTCATTTTTATCATTCCATGAGTATTTTCTTTTTCTACCTAATTTAAGGCGATTTAAGACCTTTATTTGTTCTCCGTTACAGAATATGCGTACCACACCTTTATCTGCCTTGTATCTGTCTATTAATGTGTTTAAAATTGATTCTTGGTCACTACATACAGATGTGCATCTATAAACTTCATAACTTTCACGCATAACGATGTATTGAAACTTCTTTTTACCATACCAATCATTGGCTTGTAACCTATTTTTCGTTGTAATCATTTTTTTGTCTTTATTCTTTATATATATATATATTTACTTAAAGTATTAAAAAGTATATAAAATAGGTTACATTGATTACATTTTTTGTAACTAATTGATTATCATTGTCTAACTATGTAACCTATTTTTTTAAAATCGATTACATTCTAAAATAAATGCGTTACATCTGTATCAATTTCACTACTTATATTACTATTTTTAATAATCTTGTATTCCTTAAGATTATTGTTTTGTCTATTTTTTTGCTCCATGTAATCGTTCTGAAACACCTCTGATGCAATTTGTAATCCTTTTTTAAACCTCTTTAATGAGTAATCTTTTTTATCTATTTCATTCCTTAAAAGATATCCTTTCCACTCATCTGATATTGATAGCCATTTATCTGATTCAATCTCATCATAATAATCTAAAAAATCTTCTCCAAACTGCTGCTTGATTTGTTTGCGTTTAAGCTTAGCAGAATTGTCAACAACTAATATACCATGTTGCATATATTCCTTAACGCAGAAAAACATTAAGTTGTAAAACTTGGACCATTCATCATTATCCCAATCATCAAAGAACTTATGACCAAAAAAGTCAAGTGGTGTGTTCTTGCTATTAAAGAATGGCGCAAACTCAAGCACTCGCTGCCTTCTTTTGCTATGTTCTGAATTATTGCTAATGGTGTAGTTAGTAGTGAATGCAATCTTTGGAGACTCAGCAAAGTTTAAGAAAAGCTCATCCTGATTCTTCTTCTCAATGGTTATACCTTCAGTTATAGTTGGATAATACTTCTCAAAGTCTACATTCTTAGGACAATCCTCAATGATTACGAGCTTTGTGCCTAGTGTCACACGTTGAAAAGCAAAAGTCTTATCTGGCTTAAAGTTCTTGCCATCTATTCTTACTACAGGTATCAGCTTACCAATGGCTTGAAAGAATAATCCCTTACCGGTACCACCACCTTTTGATTCATCATCAGTTTCTTCAGCAAGTATGGGAGCGAATGGCTTTGATGGATCTTTATAAGAATGCAAGATGTAACCTATTAAAGTCATTGCGTACTGGACTCGTTGCAAATCATCACCGCTAATCTTCATTAAGAATTTAAAGAACACAGCCGACTGCACATCAAAATCAGGATTAATCTTGACATCTCTGTCAATAATCTGTGACTCCCATATGTATTCATCAACAGAGCCAT